CCGGCTGCGAATGCACCAAGCCAGTTCGACTTACCAATCTTTGGCTTCCCCAGTAGCAGCACCCGACTCTTCTGAAAGATGAAGGCATCGCCCCAGTACTGTTCGATGCCATCGTCGGTCATGGTAGACCACTGATCTGCATTGAACGCCTGAAGTCCTAGCGGCCCCTGCTCTGGTTCTTCTTCACCATCGCGCTTGAGCTTTTCAATCGGGTCTTCTTGTGACTGCAGTTCTTTGAGATCTTCGTTGATCTCTGTCTGCCAAGTAGATGTCTCCCACCCCATGATGCCTGCATTGACATCTTCTGGGTGCCGCTTGATGTGGCCGTTGACGATGCTGATTGTGGTACGGGTGACCTCAATCAAATCCATAGGCGGCACACATGTTTGATTCCAGTCTTGTGCTTTGATCAGCACCTCACGCATACCCCAGCCTTCTTTCACCCACTTACCTGCCAGCCTCGCCAAGGTGTCGTTACGACTGCCTTGCTCCTTTGGGTCTTCTGTAAGCTTGTCTCGAATGCTTTCGACTTTGCTGCCGGTGTTGAAGACATGGACCTGTTGTATATCAGCCTCGCCTAACATCGGCAGGTCATCCATGCCGGTCACGCCGTATGCTTTGTCGCAGGTCATGGTGTAACCGTAAGATGGAGCGACCATGACGTACCCGCCATCGCCTCGCACATCTAGCTTATTCTGGCCCACGCTGTTGCGGATCATCGAACCACTGCCTAGGGAATAGAAGTAGTGCTTCCCTCCTCGAGGCGAAGTTTGTGTTAGTGGTGTTCGCGTAATGCCGCCTGCATCTATCCAGTTCACAGCGTCATCTGAGTCTGCATCAACTACGGCGAATGATATGCCGGTAATCGCTGCCCAGTTTGCCGTTGGGTACTGAGCATGCCACTGAACGATTTCATCCTGGGAAGGCTGAATCTTTTGGTAGTGCTGCCATTTAACTCGTGGGGTCTTTGCCCACTTGGCCTTGAGATCTTCTTCGGTATCGAAGGGGTGTCTTTGTCTGAAGTACTGCGGCACAACCTCGCTTGGCGACCCGCATGGGATGATGTGCATCCCGTGTTCCCACATCGTGTGTAGGAGTTCTTCTTTTGCTTCGGGTGACATGGGCCCGTCTGAATCAGAGGATAAAAAAGGCATCATCATTTCACCCTTTGAACCCAGTAAGAATCTTCTTTGATCCTTCTTGACCTGACCTTCATTCCCAGTTTGTACGCAGAAGTCCTAATAGATCTGACCTCTTCTTCGCTGCTCAAAAATATCGCGTCATTGACTTCCATTTTTGATAAAAGCTTTTGCCATTTGCCAGACCCTTTTGTACCGTGTGGCGGCACGGAGGAGTTCTTTTCTATCACATAGTCCATTTCTGGCTCCTTAAACCTTGCGCCGATATTATCCTGCTATATTCTTTATTACAATTTTTTTTCCAAAAGGTGTTGCACTTTTCTTTCGCCTAAGTCATTCTCGGTTCCGTAGAGAGTTGAGTTGATAGATAGATAGAAAAGGAAAAGGATATGGCAAGCATTGAATGTTTGGCTAAGCAATGGCTTGGAGCGAAAGAAAAGAAAGCAGAGATTGATCGGCACATCCAACGGATTGAACGTGAAATCCTTGATTCAAAAGAAGCAAGTGAGCTTCTAAGACCCATCCACAATGAAGGCGGTGAGAAGACTAAAGACGGCATCACCGTCGCCATTAGTCGTACCCACATCTGGGATCAACCCCGGATTGATGAACTCCTAGAGGATACTCCTCGAAGCGAGTGGCCTTCCTTTGTTTCCCAGCACACTTCCTACAAGATCGATATGCGTTCGTTTCAGACGTATGCCATGAACCATCCAAAGGATTCAGGCAAGTGGCACGATGCACACTCGATCAAACTCGGTGACCCTAAGGTCAAAACCATCAAGGCTGAAAACATAAAGGAGGCATAGCATGTCGTTACTTCAGCAAGTGACGAGCACCCGCGAAAGCGGTGGCTCAATACCGCCTGTCAGGATAAACATCCAGGGCACGGACGGTATCGGTAAAAGCACCTTTGGTGCAGGGGCTGACAGCCCTATCTTTATACAGGCAGAAGATGGCCTGTCATTCATAAGCGCCCCGCGCTTCCCTCAAGCGGATACATGGCAGGAGCTTCTTGAACAAGTGAAGACGCTTGTCATGGAAGAGCATCCGTATAAGACGGTTGTGCTGGATACCACTGACGCTGCCGCCAAGTTGGGCGAAGCATATGTGTGTGCTCAGAATGGTTGGACATCGGCGGCAGACCCCAAGGCAGGATACGGTGCGTTCTACGTTGCCGAAGAAAACTCTTGGGTACACTTGCTGTCAGGCCTCAATGCGCTGCATACCCAGAAGGGTATGAACATCATTTTGTTAAGCCACGTTGCTTCCAAGGCATACAAAGATCCTGAACTGGAGCCGTATGACCGATGGGAGATGCGTTGCAACAAGAAGGTGAACGCGCTTATCAAAGATTGGGTTGATTTCAACCTGTTCGCAAACTACGAAACCCAGTTGATCAAGGACGGCCAGAAGGCCAGAGGTGTCAGCTACGGTAACCGTGGTTTGTATACAAAGTTTGCTGCGGCATACGATGCGAAGTCTCGTATCGACCTGCCCTCCAAGCTTGAGTTTTCATGGGATAAGTTCATGGAAGCTTACAACGCAGCACTCGCTGCAAACACAAACACTGAAGCAGCTTAAAGGAGCAGCACTATGGGTCTATTAGATCAAGGTATCGATGTCAGCAATATTGAAGTTACTGACAACGACAATACACCGTTTCCAGAAGGGGACTACACACTAGCTGCGGCGCTGTTCACCGAAGAGGTGTCGAAGGCCGGTAACGAGATGATCAAGATTGAGTTCAACGTAGTTGGACCAACTCACGCAGGTCGTAAGATCTGGGATTACTTTGTTCTCAACAACCAGGTTGGCCTGTCTCGACTGAAGGCTTTCATCGGATCAACAGGACAGGATGCATCTCAGTCGTTGAACACCGACATGCTTCGTGCCGCGATGGGCAAGCAGTTTACTGCAGCGATCAAGGTCGAGCCTGCTTCAGGCCAGTACGGGCCCAGCAACAAGATTGGTGGATACAAATCTGGTGCCGGTGCGCCTCAGGCTCACGCTCAAACTGAGCAGCCACAACAGGCACAAGCCACGCCAGCCCCTGGGTTGAACACCGCAAGCTGGTCTTGATGTGAAATTGGTCGGGGCCGATACCGCATTGTCCGTTGTTGCAATTGGTGCGGTAGAGGCTTGATACCCACGTTCCCGTCCGTGTGACCGAAGGCGGGACTAATTCAAACAGAAAGGAACTGATATGAACTTACATTCTGAAAAAACATTACGCTTCACCCGTAACGCACTGAACAGCCACATCATGGCTGAAGCCGTCAAAAGCGGAACGAAGAAAACGGCAGCGACTGCGGTCATTGCCAAGAGCGTTAGTGTTGATCGCAAGAGCTTGAAGGATTTTGTTGAAGGCGATGTCGCCAAACCATCCAAGAGGGTCATGCAGAAGTATGTCGATTGGCTAGGGAAAAACCCTGAAAAAACTTCTGATCCTCGTGATGAAAAGCCTAAGCCAGCTTCCAAGCCTGCTGTTAAAAAAGCTGAATCTTTAAGCGATGAAGATATCGCTTTAGTTCTAGATGTGTTGCACAACACCCAGCTAGATCTCGAAAGTGATCGTAGCGCAATGGAGTATCCGGCAGACGGGATTGAATACAGTCTTGCTTCTATTCGGGCTGTGCATTATCGAGAAGAACGAGTTAATCAAGTGTGCAAGAAGCTTGAATCATTGGCTTCGTGCGAGTTTGATTTTGATGATCAATTGCAATGTTTGGTTATCAAAGCATGAGTGATGAAGAGTTCGATATTGAAATGGAAGGCGGCAGTGAAGATCACGAGTACGCCATGGACCTGATCAGGAACTTGATGGAAGTCAGCGCGAAAGATTTAGACTCTCGCATCCTGGTCGAGGTCATGATGGTGTATTCGCTTGGTTGGAACATGGCTCATGGCGACATAGAGCTAATGTCTCAACTGCTGCCTCAGGTTATTAGCCGCATTAAAGATGGCAGTTATAAAGAAGCTGTTGATTTCTTGCGTGATGAAGATGAAGAAGAGGAGAGGATATGTCATTAGCTACCGAATCTCGATTCAAAATTCGTAAACGCGCCGTTCTGCGGTGCATTTACAAATCACCAGAGGATAGTTGGGCTAAGAATTACTGGCGCAACACCTATAAAAGATTGATTGAAGAGCGAAGTGATGAAGTTAAGGTATTACCAAGAAGAAGCAATTGAAGCAGCACTGCACTGGTTTGATACCCAAGCAACACATCCGCTAATCGTTCTGCCTACTGGGGCTGGCAAGACAGTTGTCTTTGCCAACCTCATCAAGCAACTGTTCGATGCAGAGCCTGACTGCAGAGTCTTGATCCTCGCGCATCGACAGGAGCTTGTCACCCAGGCTGAAGACAAACTCAAGAAAGTATGGCCATGTGCGCCATCTGGGATTCTTGCAGCCGGTCTTCGCCAGTACGAAGTCGATGGTCGTATCGTGATTGCCAGCAGAGACACGCTGGCCACACCCAAGCGGCTGGCTTCTTCTGGCCATTTCGACTACATCATCGTGGACGAGGCCCACCATGTGGCGCCGGACCCGAAGACGCGATACCGCAAGATCTTTGATTACTTTGATGAAGAGCAGTGGACACCGCCCAAGATCCTTGGCGTGACCGCCACCCCCTTCCGTATGGGTCAGGGCTTTATATACGGCCTAGACGGTCAGTTTTTCTCAGGCGTAGCCTACCGCGTAGGCATACCCGAAATGATCAAGAACGGCTATCTGTGCCGCCTGTCGGCATACAAGGTCAGCGATGACGCTGTGATCGATGCTTCTACTGCGCGAGTGAAATTCAAAGGTGGTGACTACCGTGAGTCCGACATTGCAAAGCTGGCCATGGAAGATCAAACCATGTTGGCCATCGTTGCTGATTGGATCGATAAGGCGTACAGCAAGGGCAGGATGAGCAGCGTGTTCTTCTGTATCACCGTGGCTCATGCTGAAAAGATGTGCATGTACCTACGTCAGGCAGGCATCGAGGCTGCAGTTGTGACGGGTGAAACGCCCCAGGCTCAGCGTGAAGATATATTGGAACGCTTTGAGGACGGCAAGATACACGCGCTGTGTAACGTCGCTGTACTCACTGAAGGTTGGGACGCGCCTCGTACCGACTGCATCGCATTGCTGCGCCCCACCAAATCACTGGGCCTGTACATGCAGATCTGTGGCCGTGGCATGCGGACCTGGGGTGACAAGAAAGACTGCTTGCTGTTGGACTACGGCGAGAACATGAACCGCCATGGCTGCATTGATACCGCCAGACCTGTCACGCCTAAGGATGAAGACAAAGAAAAAGAGACAAAGATCTGGATTTGTGACTCTTGTGTCGCCGTCAACGACATAGACGATAAGACTTGCGTCGAGTGTGGCGCACCCAAGCCAGCGCCTGTACAGCAGCCCAAGCTGTTTGAAGAAGAAGAGAAGGATGCTGCCGCAACCAGGCAGGCGGCCCAAGGGTCTGTGTTATCTGATGAGCTTGATGAGCCAGCGCAGAAGCTTGAGAAGATCAAGAACATTGATTTCATCACTGCACAAAGAAAGACATCGAAGAGTGGTAACGATTATTTAAACGTTGCGTTCTCTAGCCCTAACGAATACTGGCCACAGAACATGCCCATCATGCTGGGTATGCGCGGCAAAGCAGGCTCACTAGCTGAGCGCAAGTGGCGGGCCCTGACAAACAATTACGCTTGCCCAATCAACATCGATGATGCGGTTGACCAAGTGAACAATGAACGTGTGCTCAGTCACATCAAACAAATAACTGTAAGAAAAGAAGGAAGGTACTGGAATGTCGTTAGTGTCCATTTTTGATCGGATCGATGAACAAATAGCAGAGAAGGAAGGCCGCAGTCGTGGCCACCTCGGCTTCAGTGGGATAGGTGATGACGATGAGTACAAGCAGTGGATGGGATTCCATTGGTGCCTGCCATCTACATTCAAAGGCAGGATGCTGCGTCTGTTTGATTTAGGCAATCGCATCGAAGACCAAGTGGTAGATAACATTCGAGATACCGACGTGATATCCATCGCATCGCACGATACGGACGGCAACCAGTTTCGAGCGTCGTTCTTTGGCGGTCACTTCGCAGGCTCCTGTGACGGCCTTCTTAAAGGCGTATTCCCACCGCCTAGTGAAGAGGTGGTCTTGCTGCTTGAGGTAAAAAGCGCCAACGACAAGCGGTTCAAAGAGCTTGTAAAGCTGCAAAGCTACGAAGCCTGGAGTGAAACGTACCGATGGCAGATTCACGCTTACA